TTCCGGTGATAAGTCACTCAAAGCTGGTGTGGGCTTTGATGCAGGCACACCGGTTGAATCACCGGGATTTGGTACCGATGGAGGATTCATGCCATCGGCTGGATCGCCAACATTTACAGGCGCACCAATCGATGCCTACTCTCCAGCCATGCAAGCTGCAATTTTAAGGCGTGAGGAATTAAAGGCAGAAACCGAAAGATTAAGAAAAGCACGCGAGGAAGCGGCAGCTGCACGATCAGCGGCCACCGGTGGGCTTTCAACATCTGATCGAATCACAATCAATGTTTCAGGTGCAATCGATCCAGAAGGCACAGCACGGACAATTGTGGACACACTTAACAATTCATTTTACCGAGGCACGCTTGGTGCTGGAGCGTTGGTTGCTGTCTAATGACCATTTTCAATCCCGTGTGGCGCGTGACGATTGGTGGCGTGCAATATCAAACCGCTATTTTGGCCAATCTGACAATTACAAGCGGTCGCACAAATATTTATGAGCAAGCGCAGGCTGGATACACAAATCTTGAAATCATCAACCTTGATCAATCAGCTGTAACAATTGCCATAAATCAGGAAATCACAATTGAATTGCAAGATTCCTCAGCTACATTTGTGCCGATTTTTGGTGGATCAATTGTTGAGGTGGGCATTGCCGTAGCCGAGGTTGGCAGCATCGATTATGCACAGCGCATCAACATCATTGCTTTGGGTGCATTGGCCAGATTGCCAAAGGCGTTGACAAATGGCGTGCTGTCTAAAGATTTTGACGGGGATCAAATATATGATGTGCTCAGCGCTGTTTTGTTTGATTCATGGCAGGAAGTGCCGGGAGCTTTAACGTGGGCAACCTATGACCCAACTACTCAATGGCAAGATGCTGAAAATTCGGGGTTAGGCGAGATTGATCGCCCAGGAAATTACGAGCTGGCATCTCGATCGTCCAATCGCACCGATGTTTATTCTTTGGTTTCAGCTTTGGCCACATCTGGATTGGGTTATATTTACGAGGATTCACTCGGACGAATTGGTTATGCAGATTCCACACATCGGACAGTTTATTTGGCCGCCAATGGTTATGTTGATCTAACAGCCAATCATGCGCTTGCATCAGGTTTGAGTATCCAGCAACGCGCAGGCGATGTTCGCAATTCAATCACCATCAAATACAACGCCACATCGTCAGCTGAGGAATCGGCCAGCGATGCAGCATCGATTGCTTTGTTTGGCCAATTAGCCCAAATCATCACCACTACATTGGAAAAAAAGGTTGATGCTGAGGATCAAGCCGATTTTTATCTGAGTTTGAGAGCTTATCCACGATTCAATTTCAACAACATCACATTTGAGCTGACAAACCCCGAAATTGATGATTCGGATCGTGATGCCTTGATTGGTGTTTTCATGGGTATGCCGGTGAACATTGCCAATTTGCCACTTAACATGAATTCAGGAGATTTCTTGGGTTTCGTTGAAGGCTGGACATTTTCGGCCAGATACAATCAGGTCAGCATTTCAATGATCGTTTCGCCTATTTCGTATTCATTGCAAGCCATGCGATGGAACGATGTTCCGGTTGTTGAAGCATGGAATACAGTCAATCCAACTTTGGATTGGATCAATGCCACGATTGTGGCGTAAGGAGAAAACATGAGCAATCCAACGAGCAATTTCAATTGGCAAATGCCAACGCCAACCGATTTGGTTACATCGCTTCCAGCTGATTTTGAGGTATTTGGGCAGGCGGTTGATACATCGTTGGCTGATCTCAAAGGCGGCACAACTGGTCAAGTTTTGTCAAAAACATCAAACACGGACATGGATTTTACATGGATCGAGCAAGATGACACGACACTTTCATTTAACGCTCAAACAGGTACTACATACACTTTGGTCGCAGCTGATTTAGGCAAATTGGTAACAACCTCAAATGCAAGCCCGGTAACTGTAACAATTCCACCAAGCGTTTTTGTTGCAGGTAACACAATTAATGTTCAAAGCATCGGTGTCGGAATTACTACATTTGCAGCTGGTGCAGGCGTGACAATTACCTCAACAGGTGCAGCGGCGGCAGCACCAAATTTGCGTGCGCGTTATTCAGCTTGCACGATCATTTGCACAGCATCTAATGTTTTTACAATTGTGGGTGATTTGAGCTAATGCCAATACTTGGAATCTTTTCATCAGCACAGCCACCCCAGCCAATCAGCGTTGAGGTTTTGGTTGTTGGCGGCGGCGGTGGTGGCTGTCAATCTCAGCAACGCGGTGGCGGCGGTGGTGCAGGCGGTTTCAGAACAGCGACACTAAGTTTGTTCAAAGGCAATTTATACACAGGCACAGTCGGTGCAGGTGGTGCTGTTGGATCAAATGGCAGCGATTCGGTTTTTGCAACAATTACAAGTGCCGGCGGAGGTAAAGGCGGCAATTCAACGCAAGATGGTTCGGCAGGTGGTTCGGGTGGTGGAGCTGGTAACAGCGGCAGTGCCGATCGATTAGGTGGAGCTGGTGATACGCCAAGCACATCACCATCACAAGGAAACCGGGGCGGAAACAACACAGGCGGTGCAAGTTATGTGCCATATCGATCCGGCGGCGGCGGTGGTGCAGGTGGTCAAGGCCGTGACATGAACGCTGGCACTTACACACAACCATCTATTGGCGGTAATGGATCAGCATCAAGTATCACAGGCACATCTGTGACATACGCTGGTGGCGGTGGCGGTTCACAAGCTGAAGCAACGACATCGGCAGGTGGCACAGGTGGTGGTGGCACCGGTGCAAGTCAAAATGGAAACCCAACAGCTGGCACGGCAAATCTTGGCGGCGGCGGCGGTGGTGTTTGGGATGCATCATCAACAGCTGGATCAGGTGGATCAGGTGTTGTGATTTTGAAATTTGCAGACACATTGAACATTACTGTTTCGGGTGGTTTAACGAGCAGCACATCTACATCAGGCGGTTTTAAGCGAACAACACTACAAAGTGGCACGGGAACTGTGAGTTTTTCATAATGGCACACTACGCATTTATAGATGAAAACAGCATTGTGGTTGAAGTAATCACAGGCATTGATGAAACAGAAACCATTGATGGCGTTGAGCCGGAGGTTTGGTATGCAGAAAACAGATCAATGATGTGCAAGCGCACCTCATACAATGGCAATATTCGAAAGAATTTTGCCGGGATCGGTTACACATACGATCCAGATCGTGATGCGTTTATACCACCACGCCCGGACAATGCAATTTCACTTGATGAGGAAACTTGTCAATGGGTAATTTCATGGGATTCTGATGAGTAATTTTCCACAAGGTACATTGCCGCGTTTGATTCAGGTTGCGCTCGCTGAGGTGGGCACAGCTGAAACAGGCAACAATGAGACAAAGTATGGCAAGCACATGAAAGCCGACAAGCTGCCATGGTGTGGGTCGTTTCTTAATTGGTGTGCAGATCAAGCTGGTGTCGATGTGCCAAATGTGGTGAGCACACGGGCTGGAGCTGATGCTTTCAAGAAAATGAGAAAATGGCACACCGAGCCAAAAATTGGGGATTTTGTTTTCTTTGATTTCATCATCGATGACAAAACAACAATCAATCACATTGGTTTGGTTATCCGGGTTTCTGACAAACAGATTGTGACCATTGAAGGCAACACATCAGGCGGTGGCGATCAGCGCAATGGTGGCGAGGTTATGGTTAAATCAAGAACTTTGGGAGCAAGGTCATTTGTAGTCGGTTACGGCCGACCAACTTATGACTCGTTTTCCGGTGATTTGCCGGTTCGACCAAAAGGAGAAAAGTAATGGAGCAATTCAAGGCAGCGGCTGCATCATGGATGCGCAGCGCGGTAGCTGGATGTCTGGCCGTGTACATGACCGGAAACACCAATCCCAAGGATTTGGCCATGGGCTTAATCGCTGGAATTGTGCCGGTTTTAGCTCGTTGGGCCAATCCTAACGATCACGCTTTGGGCATCAAAAAGTGAGTGTGGGCGAGTGGACAGCTGTTGGTGGACTTGTACTCACGACATTGGCAGCTGTCTATTCGTCAATGAGAATCATCATCAAAGCTGTGATGAGCGAGCTTTCACCGAATTCCGGTTCGAGTTTGAAGGATCAAGTTTCGCGAATCGAAGCTCGTTTGGATTATCTGTACACACAGCTCATTGACGAAAAGAAGTAACGACACGCCGCCATTTGAGCGTGATTGTTGAACTTGTCGGTTTTGCCTGTCACTCTTTATTTCGGGAGCTGATACGCGGCTCCCAGAATCGGGAGCAAGACAATGAACGAAATCTCAATTGTGATCATGTGTTTGATTGCTGGTGCTTTATGGGCTGTCATGGCCTATTCGGTTGGCTTTAAGGAAGGCGAGCGACAAGGCTATACAAGAGGCCGAGCCGTAGCACGCCATGCTGTATCAGCTGATCGGAAGGTCAAGTGATGGGATTCTTAGATAACTATGAAGGAAACAAAGAACGAACAGATCGCTGGATCAAGACTTACCCAGAAGGCCGCCTCGAAGCCACAATCGTCAATTTTGATCCAGACAAAGGCTCAATCCTTGTCCGTGCCGCCGCATGGCGTAATCAAACGGAGATTGAGCCGGCCGGCATCGATTTTGCGTTTGGCTATCAAGCTGCCTATAACGCCAATATGAAACGCTGGTTTGTTGAGGATACTGTCACATCAGCTTTGATGCGCGTGATGGCCTTGGTTATGGGTGGCACGGAAAAGGCAACAAAAGAAACCATGGAAAAGGTAAATGCAGCCGATGTCTATGATCCATGGGCTACAAAGTTTGGCGATGTGCCAAGTTACAAAACCTCAGCTGAGGCTGAGCTATCCGGCACACCATCATTTGGATCATCAGACGAATCACCAGCGGTGCCGGAGTGCCACCATGGCGCAATGCGATGGAATCAGAGCAAGCCAGATGCACCTAAATCATGGGGCGGTTACTTTTGCAGCGAGAAGCTTAAAGAGCATCAATGCACACCACGCTGGTATGTACTACGCAGCACAGGCAAATGGGAGCCACAAGTATGAGCGACTACATGGAAATCCTCAATCCTCAAGCCATGACCGGGCGTTTGTACTATCAAGGCGAGGTCATTTCAGAATACAAAATCGAGCAATGCGACAAATGCTCAAAGCTTACCAAATTTGATGCATTTGGTTTTCAAATCGGCTACGACAAAACGGAGAAAATCATTTGGTTTTGTGGTGATTGCCGATGATTGACCGCATTGAGGAAGTGCAATGCATGATTGCAGCGATTCAACATTGCCATGATCGATCAGCTGATCACAGCTCACGCATCGTGAGAAATCTGTCATGGTTTGAATATGTTGCACAAAACGCTGAATCAATGGTGTCTGAGTGGGTAGTGGCCAAAGCTTTGGGATACGAGTACACACCCGGCATCACATGGGACAAATCCAAAGCTGATGTGGGCGAGCACATCGAGGTCAAATGGTCTAGCAATCCGCACTCAAATTTGTGGATTCAGGAATCGGATCGCCATGACCGAGACATAGCCGTGTTGGTTACAGGTAACTCACCAAAAATGCACATTGCTGGATGGATTCCGGTAGCTGTGGCAAAGAAACCACGCTATCGAAACGCATCACAAAACAATTGGAGTGTGCCTCAAATCAATCTGCAACCTATTGAGACTTTACAAAGGAGCAACTATGCACATCCTTCAATTTGATTGTTCGATCTGTTCAAAGCTTTACGGCAAGCCAAAGCAACGCCATGGACTTAAAAAAGGTGCAGAGCTAACAGAGCATGAGTGGTTTGCACAATGCATGAGCTGTGGCACATTTGGCATCAAGATCGTTGATGATGCTCGGATTCAGGAGATGTCATTGTGAATAAGTTATCCACAGGCTTTGTCCACAGGTGTGCGAAACCTGTTGGAATCGCCCAAGATTACGCTCGGTATTTGACAGCGTTGGTACGCTCCAGACTCGCAGACGAGCCGGTGTGCCGGATAGCTCGGGCGCGATGTATGGTGCTATTGGCCGTGCTATGTATTGTTGGCACAACACCGGCAACAGCTGCAAAAGAAGTTAAACCATCAATTGATTATCTGAAACTCTATGCACATTCAAGGATTGTTAATTGGCAAGAGTTCAAATGCTTTGAGAAACTAATTACAAAAGAAAGTAATTGGCGTGTGGAAGCAATCAACGGATCACACTTTGGTTTAGGTCAGATGCGCAATCCTCTTTACAGAAACCTCGATGGCTTTCGCATGATTGATTGGAGCCTTCGCTATATCAATCACAGATACTCTGGCTCAAGCTGCAAAGCCTTTGAACATTGGCAGAAGCGTGGGTGGCATTGATGTCACGCAACTGGAAAGGTGGTAGCACAGCTCGTTGGCGTAAGATAAGAGAAGCTGTATTAAAGCGTGATGGATGTTGTCAGATGTGTGGTCAAACCGAAGGCCAGATGCACATTGATCATGTAATACCTAAGCGGCTGAACGGGAGCGATGAATTATGGAATTTGAGGCAATTGTGTCAAAAGTGCAATTTGGTCAAAGGTGGTCGTTTTTTTGAAACGGACAAGACAC